CCGCGCCACCGCCAGCGTCGACCCCGCCATGCGCTGGGACGGCATCAAGACGCTGCACGTGAAGCAGCTCGAAGGCGAGGACGGCAGCACCAAGAAGCTGATCGCCGAACGCTTCCGCAGCGCCGGCTTCACGGTCAGCGCCGACCCCGAGCCGGCTGCCGCCGCCGACGCCGTCGACGGTGAGCAGGAGCCCCTGGGAGTCGAAGTAGGCGATGGCCATCATCGTCTTGGTCTTGTAGGCGCTCAACCGCGCCGTGACGGCCTCAGGGGTGTCGTCGTCGCGCATGGGGGTTACTCCGGGGTCGGGGTGGGGATGGGCAGGGATTCTCGCGCGAGCTGAATCCAGGCGCGCAGGGAGATTTCCGCGGTCAGGCCCTCGTCCACGTCGAAGCGGCTGAAGGCGGCGAGGGGCAGGATGGCCCGCCAGCGGTCGATGAGGGAATGGTTTGAGTTGAGGCAACAGGTTAATTGGAGTGCAAGTGAATTTGTGTAAATGGGATTACTAGACAGGTTGTTTAATAGGGCAAAAAGAGGGATGGGGCTAGCTGTTAACTACGGTAGCCCTGCCGTCTATGAGCATATAGACACGGATAAAGCAATATCCGAGGGTTACAACGGCAATACAGCCGTTTTTTCTATTGTCAATAAGGATGCGCAGAAATTCGCAGCCGTTCCCCAATACTTATATAAGGCTAATTCGGAGGGGGACGAAAAGATTGAGAATGAGCTATCTAAATTACTACAGCGGCCCAACGAATATCAAGGGGCAGATGCTTTCAGGGAGCAGTTAAGGGCTTACAGGAAATTAACTGGCGAGGTTTTTATTTGGCTAAATAGGGGAATATTAGCTGAAGGGTTGGGAGGTGATGCAAGGCTCAAGAGACCTGTTTTGGAAATGTTTGTACTCCCCACAGATCAGGTATTAGTAGTCCCTGACCCTAACAATGTTTTTGGGGTATTGGGTTATATCCTTGAGTTAAACGGGGACAGAAAGAAGATAGCTAAAGAGGATGTTATTCATTGGAAGGGTAATAGCTTAGAATTTGATGCAAGTACAAGATCCCATTTACGTGGTGTTTCTCCGCTTTCCGCCGGGTATAAGACTTTACAACAGAACAATAGTGCTACGGATGCCGCTGTCAGGATGTATCAGAATGACGGGGCTAAGGGTGTGTTGTTTAATGAGAGTTTCGATGCCCTCGATCCTGTTCAAAAGCAGGATGTGAGGGGTGTGGTAAATAAAAGGGTTAATTCCAATGATGTAAAGGGTGCTGTCGCCACCCTTCCCGGCAAATGGGGATACCTGGATTTAGGCAAGGGTTCTACTGACCTTGATTTGCTCGAAGGCAAAAAGATAGCCATGCAGGAGTTATGCTTCCTGTTTGATGTGCCTTATGAGTTTTTCGATCCATCTACAACTTTCGCAAACAAGGAACAGGCCCAAAAGGGTTGGTTATATAATTCGATCATCCCAGCCTGTAAGCAGTTTGATGATGAGTTGAACAGGGTGTTATTACAGGCTTTCGGGTTGGCTGGTACTGCTGTAATTAGGTCGGATTTTGACGATCTGCCTGAGTTAAGGGAAGATGTAGCCCAACTGGTAACCAGTCTTAACACAGCGTGGTGGATAACGGGGAATGAAAAAAGGGAATGGATGGGCTTTGATAAGGTTGCTAGTCCGCTTATGGATGAGGTAATGGTTCCGTCAGGGTTTCAGCCTATTTCTGATGCAGGTATGAGCCAGCAGGATATACAGAGCCAGTTAAACGATCAGGGGTTAAATGACTGAATGGCAACAGGAGATAAATAAAAAGGTGTACGAAACGTACCCTAAGACAAAGAAAGAGTTTAGCTGTTGGCAGGAAAAGTTAAGGCTAACAGAATTGAGGGAAAGATTAAGAGAGAGATTGATTAGTGAGTGGAAGGAACAAAATAAGGAATCAGTTTAATAGCAGGATGGCCTACTTTGAAAAGAGGTTTACCCCGGTTATGTACAAGGCTATCAGGAGCCAAATAAAGGCTTTTGTGTCAGCCATGAAGTCCCAGGGAGTAGATCGGGCAAAAAGGGACTTAGACCGTGTATTAATCAATACAGAGGTCTACACAGCTATCCAGAAGATATACAAAGTTGTTGGGGTTGATGCCGCTAACAGAAAGCTAAAAGAGATTTTAGACCAAGCACCCAGAAAGGGTTTCGGGTTTAATGCTGAATGGGCGGCAGAGATTATTAACTACTTCCGGTTGTTTATCCTCAACCAAGCGACTTTACCAATTACACAATCTACCAGAAATCAGATCCTCGCTGTATTAACGGAAGGTGAGGAAAAGGGTTGGGGTACAGATGAGATTGCCCGGAAGTTGCTCGCTACCGATATGACCCTTTGGAGGGCAAGGATGATAGTAAGGACTGAAACGGCTAAGGCTGCTTGGCATGGCCGTAAGATGGGTAGAGATAAATCCCCTTACAAACTGACTAAAGAATGGATTGCGGCCAATGATCACCGGACACGGCATAGCCACAGGATTGTGGATGGAGTGGTGATTAAAGAGGGTGAAAGATATTCTGTACCGGTTTATAAAAGGATCGGGAAAGTAGATGTGCAGATTGGGGTTGACCTGATGGAGGGTCCGGGTGATCCTAAAGCCCATAAAGAGAATGTAATTAACTGCCGGTGTACGGAGGCAGACAGGATAGTGTTTGAAAATGATATACCAGTAATGAAAAGGGAAGGCAATGAAGTCAATTTATGAGATAAAAAATATTTTCTCCTCAGACTTTGAAGGTGAAACAATGATAAAGGATGTAGACCTGAAAAGCAGGACTGTAACAGGCTATTTCTCCCGTTTCGGGAATAAAGACCATGACGGGGATATTATGCTCCCCGGTTCGCTGACTAAGACAATAGGCGAAAGGATGCCTAAGGGTCTTATCCCTCATATACTTGACCATGATATTCACGTAACACTAAAACAACTCTCTAAGCCGAAACTATACGAAAAGGCTGATGGTGGATTCTTTGAGTCAACTATTTCAGATACTCAAAACGGGTTAGACACTTTGAAGCTGTACCGGGATGGGGTTATTAATCAGCACTCTTTCGGGAG